TAGTTATGATGCTGTAGTTCCAGAATCTAATAGGATAGTAAGAAATGGTAAAGAACAGGAAGACGTAAAGTGTGCTTATTTAGAAGGCTACCAAGTTTTTACTTACTTAGAAGCAGGAGCAATGAAATTTTCGGTGTTAGATGAAAATACTGAAAATTATATAATTTACAATCAAACTGTACCAGATGTACCTTCGGGAACCAACACCGTAGATAAAGTAAACATAGCATCATTTGAAAGAAACATATGGCTTTCTTTTGTAGAAACTAACTCCGGTGGAACTGCTGCTACTCTATACTATAAAGAGTTTGATTTACTAGGACATATAACAGACGGTTTAGAAATTGACAGTGGAACAGATGCAAGTCCTTCTGGAGGAAAAGCTTTCGGTGCTTCTCAATCTGTTTCTACTGTAGAAATATCCTCAGGAAGTGGATTATACGACATGATTTCTGTAGACAATACGCTACTTTTTGGTTATCATGATGACTCAGCAAATGAGTTAAAGTTTAAGTATGTGTCTAAATCAAGAACTTTATCAGCAGCCATAGACCCTTTTAGTACAGCCGTAGTTTGTGCTAATGCCATAGACCTAAACTCTACTCCACTTAATACTATATCAGTTTGTGCTGTAGATAATAATAATTTAGTTAAGTATGGTTTAATTTCTAACACAGCTAGTGCTATTAGAGATGTAGCTACAGTAGAAGACGTATCTAGCACAGGTACAGCAACAAATGCAGTAGGAAGTACAAATGTTACTTCTGCTACAACAGACGGTCTTAGTATAGACATTTTTTATCAAGTTAATCAAACGAATCCATACTTATTTACTATCAGTACAGGAACAAGTGCAGCTAGTACAGTAGCAACAGACCGTTATACTTGGAACATGTCTTATATTAGAAAGAAAACTTATACAGTAGCTACTTCTACTTTTGGTTCAGCAACGGACATAGCAAGAGGTGTAGGTTTAGCCTCAAAAGGTTTTAGTCAGGATATTAATAATTATATAAATGTTATAAGAGAATCTTTTTTACATGCAACATATTATACTATGAAATCTGATGGCTCTGTTCAAGCTAAGATTAGTCAAGGGTCAGCAGGTCCGTTGTTAAATACAACTAGAAAAGAAGCTAACCTTAGTACAGGTTTTTACAACCACAGTAGCACTAACACTAATGCAGTTTATAGAATAGCAGCTTTAGGTAGAGTCGCACAAATAGATGATGAAAAATTTATTTTTGCAAATAGTATTCAAGGTAAGATTTTAAGTGGTGCAACAGGTACAACCTCCTTTTTTTCTTTATATGGAGTAAACGCTACTGTTCTTAATTTTAGTAATGCAGTAGCTAGTCAAACGGCTGAGTTAGGAGATAATTTACATTTTGGTGGAGGACAACTAAAAGCCTATGATGGAAATGTTCTTGTAGAAGAAAGCTTTAATTTTCCACCTAACACTTTAACAAAAGTAAATTCTGCTGCTTCTACAGCAACAGGAACAAACTTAGTATTTCCTAAGTCTAGTACAGTTACCAATACTTGGTTGTATAGAGCAATTTATAATTGGACAGACGCTCAAGGAAATGTTCATAGGTCAGGTCTTTCTGACCAACTTGTGCTTGATATAGAAACAGGAGCAACAGGGACAGGGTTAGATTATGTAGATGTAAAAATACCTCCTATAGATTTAACACAAAAAACTAATGTGTACCTAGAGTTGTATCGAACAGCAGTAAACGGAACTGTTTTTTATAGATTGAACGCAGACAACTTTAACACTTCTACAGCAGCAGGAGAAGGTTTAAGACAAACATTCTTACCTATTGAAAACACTACTAGTGCAGACATGGTAGTATTTAGAGATAATTCAAAAGACTCTGATATTACTGCTAATGAAGTTCTTTATACAACTGGAGGTATTTTAGAAAACACCAGCCCTCCTTCTAATGCAATTGTAGGAGAATATAAAAACAGATTATTTTTAGCAGGATTAGAAAATAAATTAGAGATAAGATTTTCAAAACTTTTAAATGAAAAAGTTGGAGTAGAGTTTAATGATACTTTATTCATCCTTGTACCTCAAGTCGGAGGAGACATAGTAGCCTTAAAAGGAATGGATGATAAATTAATTATATTTAAGAAAAATTCTATTTATTTTATAGCAGGTGATGGACCTAATAATTTAGGTCAACAAGATACTTTTAGTGAACCACAACTTATTTCTTCAGATGTTGGTTGCGAAAATAAAAATAGTATAGTATTATCACCACAAGGATTGTTTTTTAAGTCAAATAAAGGTATTTTTAGACTATCTAGGTCCTTGGGATTGTCTTACGTAGGTGCTCCTGTAGAAGACTTTAATGACTTAGTTATTACTAAAGGTGACTTACTGGCTAAGAAAAACGAAATAAGATTTTTAACAAACAAAGAATGTTTAGTTTATAATTACTATAGAGGTTTTTGGACTACATTTAGTAACCATGCAGGAGAGGGTTCAGTAGTCATAGGTGATGATTATTACTATGTTAAGTCTGACCCTGCTACTAATAAGTTATTTAAACAAAGTTATACTAATTATGATGATGGTGGTGCTCCTATAAACATGTTAGTAGAAACAGGATGGATGAACCCTATAGCTGCTCAAAGTGCTATTAGAGTTTATAGGATGTTAATTTTAGGAGATTATTTTACTCCTCATAGAATTAAGGTAAGTGTGTGTTATGATTATGATGACACCTTTGTAGACTCATCTATTATAGACGTAGCAAGTTATACTGAAATCCATGCCTATGGAGACCCAGGAGTTAAAACAAACTCTACAGGAACAATAAAAAAAGGGTATTATGGAGACCCAGGTGGAACTACTGGAGACTACACAACTGCAATACCATACGGTGGTAAAGATGTTATGCAGTATCAAATGAGAGTTAATTTTAGTAGACAAAAGTGCGAAGCTATGAAAATTAAAATAGAAACTGTACAAGAAGCAGGACAACTAGGACGAGGTGTTAATTTATCCCAACTGTTATTTACCGCTGGTTCTAAGGGTACAGACTTTAAAATCAAACAAGGTAGAGTATTTACAACTAGTAAATAATACTGGGACAAGGAGTAAGTATGTCTTTATATGCAGACTACATTAAAGAGAGTAAAGGTAACACAGTTATAGAAGACGAAATGGGCTTTTATGAATATAGCCTTAAAGAAGAATGCCTCTATGTAGAAAACATCTATATTAAAAAAGAGTTTAGAGGCTCTAAGAATATGTTTAACTATATGATACAAATGGCTGAGATTGCAAAAACTTATGAATTACCTTGTTTAACAGCAGTAGTAAACATTCATAATCTTAATGCAAATGCAGTTTTAAGTTATTTTATAGCATACGGTGGGCAGATAATTTTGGCACAAAATGATAATATTTATTTTACTATGAGCGTAGAGGATGCTCTAAAATTGTAGGATTCAATTATGAAATTAGTAGGAAAAAAACTTTACCGCACAGGACCTCTTAAGCTTTTTAACCAACAAATGACTGCTTATAATAGAGCATTGTTGGAGAAACAAATTAGAGAAAGGTTAGAAAAAGAACGGGCTGCAAAAGAGGAGCGTGAAGAAACAAAAGAAATGAGAAAAACCTTTCTTACTAAACAAGAAGGGCGTGGTCCTCAACAAGAAATGAGAGATATTCAAACTGGGGCTATAAAAGACATTCAATCTGGAGCCGCTGCTAGAAGAGGAGCCGAAGCTGGTCTTAGAGCACAGATAGCAGGAGCAGGAGCTAGACCTGGAAGTGCAGCAGGAAAAAGAGCTTTAGGTAGAGCAGCAGAAGCAGGAGTTATGAGTGCAGGTGCTAGAGCAGCAGATTCAGCAGCCCAAGCAGCTAGAATGGCAGGAGGAATTAGAGGAGCAGACATAGGGCTTGCAAGAGGAGACCAAAGGGCTGCTGCATCTTTCTATACTAAAATGATGGGTCAAAGATTAGCCAGAGAAGGAATGAAAGCACAAATTGAAGCTGCCAGAGCAGGTCAAGCACGAGGTGGTGGTGGTAAAGCTGCTGGTGGAGCTATCTATAAAAAGTATGCTAAAGGTGGAGAATACCCTAGAAGACAAGGAAAAATAGAAGGACCTGGAACTGAAGAGTCTGATTCTATAAAAGCTAAACTTTCTGATGGTGAGTTTGTTGTTAACTCTGCTACTGTTAGAGGTTTAGGAAAAGCTATGGGTGCTAAAGGTAAAAAAGAAAGTAGAGAAAAAGGTTCATCGTTTTTATACAAACTACAAGCTAAGTATGGTAAAAAAGAAGACATGGGTAGAAACCTTGCTTTAGGTGGTATGGAAGCTGGTGGTGCTATGTTTACTGGAGCAGAATTAGGTAAGTTAGCTTCCGATGTAGCTGCTACAGGTGCTCTTGGTAAAAACCTAAAGGGTATAGGCTCAGCTGCAAGTGCTGGGTTCAAAGCGTCTGAAGACATAATGGCTAAAGAAAAAGCCGCAGCTAAAGAGGCTAAAGCAAAAGAAAGAGCAGAAGATGATGATTTTATAAGAGAAGAAAAGATGAAAGAGTTGATGAAGAAAGAGGGAGGTCCTGAAGCTAAAGGTCTAAGGGAAACTAAATCAATTATGAAAAAAGCTGGGGGAGGTGTTATTCACACTCCAGTAAAAGCTCAACCAGAGGATGTTCTTAAGAAAAGAAAAGCTAAAGGTGGAGAAGTTAACCCACGTATTCCAAGAAAAAAAGGACAACCAGCTAAGTCTAAAAAACACTCTGACCTTTATACTGATGAAGACCCTAAGGGAACTATTCATGGACTTGGGTTCAAAGATGTTCCAAAAGCTAAAGC